GTTATCTGCTGTTTGTGTTAATGATGCTGTAATTCTTGCTGTATGTTTAGCCCCTATATCAATAACATCTGCAAATTCGTAATTTCCACTTGAAAAAAAATCAGCATTAGCAACACCAGAATCAAAAAATCTAGTAGTCTCATCATCAAAATTACCACTAGCGGCATCAAACAATTCTGAAGAGTCTAACTCAATAGCATTATCTGTAATAACTGTATTTGTATTAGTTCCACCAAATGTAGGGTGTTCATTTTGGGTTGTTATAACATTAAAATTAGTAGCACTTGTAACATTTGAAATTATTGCTGTAGCGTTTGAACTAAAGTTACCAAGTTTATCAACGGCTTTTATCAGGTAAGTCCCAGCCCTTGCGGGAACTGAAATACTTGTGGCTGGACGAGATACTTTTTCAACTAAAGCAACTGAGTTTTGCCAGTCAGCAGTGCCATCGGTAGCCTCTGAAAATCTTAAATTATAAAAAGCTAAATCTAAATCAGGGATTTGTTCCCAACCTAAATGAGCCTCTTGTCCTAAAACATTACAAGAAAAATCAGTTACATCAGATGGAGGTTCAATAGCACCTACAATAGTTCTTTGTGCAGAGACATAAGATGAAGATACACCAGTGGTATTGACCGCTTTTACCCGTACATCGTAAGTTTCTTGGTCAATTACATTTAAGACTCTATGTGTTAATCCACTACCCTGAGCATAAATAATAAAATCTGTGTCTGTGCTTTTTTTGTATTCTACTTGATAATAATTAATAAATTTATCTGGAGACGCACCAATTGTTACATTTAAAGCAACAATTACAGTACCATCATTATATTCAATTAGTTCATCGCCTAAAGTGACGCTTGCTGGTGGTTGCATTGTAAATGGGTTTGGCAAAGTAGTTGTAGGTATTGTAGCGACCTCTTGCTGAGTTCCAAACGTATAAAAACTATCTTGGTGTTCTGATAATTGTAAAGAAACTGTGTGATCTGTATTAATAGTCATTCCTTGCACACGAAAGGGTTTAGCAGAAAAACTAGGTGTGCTGTGAGTTACATTTACGATTTCGCCAATAGTTAAATCAAGTGCTGTTGCATCTGCTTTTAGATTTACGTCTAAACTTGATCTTGATCTACGCAAAATAATTTCTGCCATTTCTTGAGCCTGATATGGGCTTGTCAGCATAGGAAAATCAAAACGAGA